AGGTCCACGGGGCTTATTGTCCGCTTCCTGCATAAAGTTGTTTGCCATCGCGAATCCAGGCGATTGTTGGCTCATACTACTTACCGTAGCATTTGTAAACATCTTCATCAACTCGGGACTTTGTTTTATAACATCATTAAACGCTGGGGTAGCGCTTGATAAAGCTTTGTTTGAAAAGTTCAAAACTGCTCCACTAAAACCGATACGTAGAAGGAGAGAGATCTCAGGTGCGAGTTTACCACCCTTATACTTATCATGGAGTTCACTGAATATTTCCTCATAACTATCAATGTCTTCGTTAATTTGTTCTCCCCATCCATCCAAATTCAAATCAAATGGATTAAATGCGGTGTTCGCATATTCTAAGGAATTAATGAATGTCATAAACCACCACCCCTGTAACTTTACACTGTCTTTTTTTCGCTTGTCTTCCAATGCGGTTTCATATTCGTCTTCGATTTCGTCATACTCCGAATCTAAAGTAAAATGAGAATTGTGTTTGATAAGCCCTTTCTCATACCATTCGTCTAGCTTCTTAAGCATAGCCCGCTTCTTTCGGCGTTGTTCGCGTTCATTCATGGTTGTATTCACTTTGACTTCATCATTTAAAGGCATTTCCGTCATTTTGGAGAATCCATCCCACGTTTTAGCAGTTCCCATACTATCGCGTGTAGCTTGACCTAAGTTCGAATCTGTATTGTCTTCGTAGGGTGCGCGGGCTGTTTCTGGTGTACTGTTACCGAAACCAAATAAGTTCGATGCCATACCCGATAGTGACTTTGCGCCGCTATTATTTTCAGGTTGAGGCGTATTACGTCCTGAAATCTCATTCAGTTCATTTTCTAAATTATCTAGTTCTCCTAAATTTAAATCTACATTTGACGATACCTTTTTTTCATTCATTAATAGTTCAATCCCAGAACCCATAGTTGAGCCGGTCCTAGAAACCTCGTTACTTGGCAAATCATCAATTTCACTGAGAGCACCTAGATCTACAACTTCCATTCTATTATGATATTTATACACTATTTATTTTTAAATCCTCCGCATACATTATTATATTTTTGTGTTTGAGATACCAAATACCTTGTAAAAATGAATCGGCAAGGTCGTCCTTTTTCTTTGTATTTAATGAATCCTTCCATTTATTTAAATTGTCGTTCGCGTCAATCATAAGAGAACAATAGTATACTCCGTCTTTCTTATGTTTCTTATAATTTGCATTTATTTGACCCGTATTTTGTGTATTTTGTGTATTTTCGTTACAATGTTCTCTATTATCTATTTTTATTTCGGAAAATTGTTTTAGTTTATGTGATGATGATACGAATTCTATGTTTGTTTGGTCGTTCAACATTATAAAATACTGAGCTAACATTCCTTGGACGGTCTTCATTCTTGTCGCTATGGGAGATATCTGATTCTCAATCACTACATGATCTATAGTGTCGATGTTCTCAATATTGTTTAATTGAACTTTCATTTCCTTTCCAATACTGATTAAATCTGTTTCTCCGGCTGTCTTTTTCTTCTTGACAGTAATGATTTCAAAGCAATTCTTGGTATAATACTCTATAAGTATATCCAACAACACCGCTTTCTTACATTTGTCAATGTTCTCTACATTTAAAAAAACAAGGTTCTTATTACCCTGCTGAATAAGGTCGTTTAATTTTAATTTTTTTAAAGAAGGTGTAGTCATTTCCTTTGTTGGAATCATATATTGAGAACAATTCTTAGCATGTTTTTCACAATAATATTTGTCATTCTTACGGTATTTTGCTTTTTTTCCACATTCCTTGGGAATTGCCTTTTTACTTTTGGGAATATTCATACATTCGCAAGTAGGAGATACCGGAACATCGTCCATTAGATTCAGAATTCCCCAATTATCAATGAAAACGCCATTCTCATTATGTTCCAAAATACAATATGCCATGTTCTTTATTCCAACATCAAAACTAATGACTTTCATGTTATTATGTAATAGTATAAGAATAACATATTTATACTATTTGGGACACGTAAGTATATTACCAATACAAGTAAGTGTGATAATCCATCTATTGTGGTTTGTGTACTGGCTGAGATACAACTGGTGCCATTTTACGGGAAGCTAATTGTTCTCTAGATAAATACAAATTTTTTAAATCACTAGACGCATAACCAAATGGTTTCGCCTGGTCTGAACTAGATGAATATACATAGGGTTGATTATGGAAACCTTTAACCTCATTTGTTTGAATGCTCGGAATATCAATCGGGCGTTTATAATATCCAGTATCATTGGATGATTCGCGGAAGTTATACTCCATAATTTTTGTTGCGTTTTCGGTTAAATATTTACGATATTCCCAATTTGACTTAATACCCGAATTTTCTACTAAATCCGCATTTATAGATGACTCGGGTTGCCATGTAGCAGTAACCGAACGTCCGTCACTCATTAGGGGGGGAAATTCCGGATATTTGTTATTTGTATGGTATCCTCTCGATGATTCGGGAACCGTTTCTTTAATAATAGGGTATGCACAATCTACGCTTTGAAACATACTTGATGAACGTGAAAACATTATAATATACTAAACAGTTAGAAATTATAATATCGGGATTTTTACTTTACATATAGGCTGAAGATTCAAGCAATTTCAAGATTTCGTTCTTTTTCATTTTATTAGCATCATTTGTATACCCTTTCTCAGTAACTAATGCCTTTAATGCGGTTATATTCATTTTTTTATAAACATCCATAGGAATTGTTTGTTCGTCGGTCTTATTCTCTAAAGTTGTCTCTTCTAATTTGTCTACAATCAAGTTGTCTGTAGTATCAGGGTCTAACCCGTCATGAATGTCAGGGTCTTGTTCTTCAGATACAACACTTAGTTGTTCTTCCTGAGGACTAATGCTTCCATCAATACTTTCCATCCCTACACTTATTACCTTGATTGGAGTATCCGCGGTTAACTCTTCGGGTAAAATAACACCACTCTCATCCTCGCTCTCAACCTCGCTTTCATCCTCACTCTCATCCTCGCTTTCATCCTCACTCTCATCCTCACTCTCATCCTCACTTTCAGACACTACTAACTTTGGTAGCTCATTCGCAGTAAAATATTCATCTTGACGTTGCGGTCCAGGTGTATATATCACATTCTCGGGCATTTCATGCTGAGTTACTAGAGCATTCCGGTTATTCATTTCTGTTACAATATTATTTATAATTTCAAACATGGTGTCGCATTTAGTTTCTAATGCGGTGAATTTCTGTCTGAAGTGATACACCAAAAATAATATCAACACAAAGGTTATAGCCAAACTCACAAAGAAAAACGTTTCAAGCATATTAAAGAATCCCATTTACATTAAAAATACATTATATAAGAAGAAAGCAAACGAACTCACTAAATAAAATATTTTTGTATATTATATTATAAAAATGGATTCAATCTCAGGATCTACTAAATTTATTTCTTCCTATGACAGTTCTAAAAATTATATGATATTCATTCTTTCTACCTTATTAATATTGTCTCTTTTAGGGATAAATCTGTTTATAATCGTAGGCAATGTCGTTCAAGTAGTTATTAATATTTTCAAACCTCTTATCTATCAAATACTAGCTATTTTTGGATACACCGCGGGTACATTATTAAATACTACGGCAGATATTACCTCGGATGTTGCCCGTGCGGGGGTTGATATTGCGGAAGGTACCGTCCAATCTGTAGGAAATCTACTAAAAGACGCGAGTAAAGAGTCCGTAAATATACAAACTAAAAAAGACCTAGATGTCGTGATGAAAGAGCCTAAATCTGATAGCTCCGAAAGCCCTATCCAAAACAACGGAGCATCCCTAAAATCTAGCTGGTGTTTGGTTGGAGAACACAATGAGCGACGTGGTTGCGTAGAAGTAAATGACGCATCTAAATGCATGTCAGGAAAGATATTTCCAAACGCCGAGATGTGTTTGAATCCTACATTAACCCCTAATAAGCAACCAAAACAAAATAATCAACAACATCCACTTAAAAGCATCAAGAGCAATCCAGAACGTAGCACTTGGTAAATATTACATATGACGTAGTAGATGACATATGTAATCTAGATTACACCTCGGTTAGTGTAATCGGAGAGTATATTCGGGTGCTAGGTTCAGTCGTTAATACACAACCGGACGCATCACTTACGTTGTTTTCAGATATATTCATAACGACTCCATAACTAACGTCGTATTCTACATTGAATGTGCTGGTTACATCCACATTCCCTACAACAATACTCAAATTTGGCTTAATAGAAAAGTCGTATACATACCCAGGTTCGGTGTATAAATTTATATTGGAAATATTCAATACACCAGCATATATGGTTGCTTGAAAACTATCAATATTCTTGGAAATATCAAACGAAAACGAAGACAAATTAGATACATCAGAACTATATCCTATTACAGGGGAGACATTTTGAACGGAGTTGTCGTTGTATTTAACTACAAACACAAACGGAGTTACATCATCTATTTTGATTGATATATCATTATATTCATATAGGGTATCTGTAGTATTCGTTTTTTTACCAGTTATAGTAAACCCCACTGGAATACTCATCTTATATGTATAGAAAGGCAAATCGATGACATCAGTTATATTCATTGATGATACTATTTTTTCCTCCTCATCATTGATAAGTGTATTCGCATCCACGGAGTTTATATTCCATTTTTCAGTAGTTACTGACTGGGTTATACCGTTTGGTTCGGTACCAGTTTCATAATTATATAATGGAACTGTGTCATCTAGATATAAATCAATTGACGGTCCAGGAACCCCTGACGCACCACTAGGAGTATATATTATACCTGGAGTAGGACAATCTAATACTCTACTACTTCTACGGTTAGACCCCATCATTGCATTTTTATATAACTCCTTTTTAGTAAACGCGTTTTGTTTTGTGGATTGTTTGTTACCTGCATATTTCAATATTTCGGCTTTTCGTCTCATATTTAATTGTTCTGAAGTATATCCGCTCAAATAGGGAGATTTATCTAAAATTGTATTTCTTGGCGGAGGAACCGCAAACATGAATTGCCGTTTTTTCCTTTGTTGACAAATATCAGCTAAAGATACGTTGGTTGTTGCCATAGTATAGTATATTATCACTTATACTATACTACGAGATTGTTCGCTATTTCGGTCTAATATTTGGAGGAATACCAGTAATTAGATAAATATTTAAATCCTCCTTGTGCTCCCATGCCATTCGCAACTGTTAAATTTGGACCACTTGATACAATTTTGTTGATTTCAAAAATATTTAATGCGCGATTATAATATCTTAATGCCGATAATTTTCCAATGAATCCACCGTTTTGACACACGAAAACATCACCATAATTCTGTTTTGGAGTATCAAGCATTTCAAGACGGCTAGCAATGATACCATTTACATAGACATCGACTTTCGTATTCATCGCACGAATCGCAACATGTACCCACTTCTTTAAGGGTATGTTATCTATATCAATAATATTAGGATTAGCACTTGACGCCATATCGTGGGCTTTGACAGCATCCATAATAATATGTAATTTATTCGTCATAGGAGAAACGTACATACCGGGCGCATTATTTACACTCGCAATATTCGTAACAGAATCAAATTGACCGTCACCTTTACTGAATATATGTTGGTATTTATCATTACTTTTATTCAGGTCGTTGATATATATCCAAGAAGACCATGTGAATTCTAATCCCTCGGATTCATTGTTTGACCTATAGATTGGCTTACTATCCGTATTCTTAGGGTCTTGAGGAATTATCATACTATTTGTACCATCAATCATACCATCAATGAGATAGGGAGAACCACTCGGTTTTGTAAAATAATGTATCAAACTGATTCCCAAATTCATCAAAAATAGAAATACAATCAAGACCAAGATGATAAAGGCGAATTTGGCGATAATAGTATTCGAATATAAGAAACCGGTTGTTGCTCCAACCCCTACCGCTGCTTCCGTTGAAAATTCATCGAATTTGTTTGTTAGATTACCTTTTGCTTGTTCGTAACTATCACCTACCGCCTGAATACCACTTTGAACGCTCTGATTAATGGTAGATAACGGATTTGCGTTTGAATTATTATTATTAGGTTGTTGAAAATTCATTGTGTTTTGTATATAGTATATACTAGATATATAAAACTTTTACACCCTCTAAGATTTACATCAATGAGAACTTTTTATAAACCTCTTGGTTTTGTAATATAGATAAGTCAATACCAATGTCATTTAATGCGGAAGCCATCTTACTTGAACCATTGCCTTTCATGTAAAGGTCCCATGCGGTTTCAGGGTCCATTGGTTCCGTCCAACGCTTAAATTGGGTAGCATATGCATCAAATTTACCATCCATATTTCCTAAATATACAGGTACTTCTTTATCAGGAGGTACAATGGGGATGGCATCGCTATTGTCACCAATTTTCTTATAGAAACGTTGCGAACGTACTAACTTACCATCAATATATGCATCGGCAAATTGGTTATCCATACTAACTGTAATGTTTACCCATTTTTGAAGAGGAAAATTGTTGGTGATCATCATTGTGTCGGTGCTACCGTCAGTATCATTCATTGTTACATCTAGTTTTAAAACGGGCGAGTGTTTATCTAAATATAATTTATAATTATTCGCACGCGAGATTATTGTTTTGTCTACATTATTATCCCATGTATTTACATATATCCACACCGAATGTGCGTAACGGGTGTTTTTGGGACCCTTAATATCAGTAATAGCAGGCACGGGAGTTAATAAACTCGCGGTTTGTACTAATTCTTTTGAACTGTCAGTGAAATATGCGTATAATACATATAATAATACTAAAATTGCTACTATGAGAACAATGGTTACTGTATCCATTCTATACTTTACATTTATAAATTATTCACCGGGGGATTCTTTTTCATCAATAAATTATATGAATTCGCCACTTGAGAACGCGATAAATTTCCTACATAATATTGTATGTTACTAATGGCTCCATCTACCCCGTCAGTTGAACCAATTACGACCATATCCGTTGATGTATATACAGGAGGATTATTATTATCAAATCTAAATGTCGTTGCTAACGCACCATTCACGAATAAGTCTACTGAGTTCGCATTATAATTAAATATGAACTGATTCCACTTTTGGGTATCTATTTCTAGAGTGTAATTATTCGCATTAGTATCGCTATCGTTATTTGTAAAATACACTTTTAAGGTTTCCTTCGTATTATGCGGTTGCTTCTTCACATAGGTTATCTTTGGAACACCATTACCGTAATTAAATAGGGTGGTTTCATTCGCATAAGAGAACTTGTTTTCATTATGTGGGTTTAACATTATCCACATGGATAAGCTATAGTTTTTACGATATACTATTGGAGAATTTACATTGTCTTGGTCCTTTTCCTGATTTAGTTTTAAGTCGTAACTAGAAATTAATGGTTTTTCTATATCCAAAAATGCGGAACCTTTGAGGAGAGAAGTACCTTCTTTTAAGCTTATTTTTGATACGATTTTAGGTATGTAATTATAGAGAAATATCAAAACTACTTCGGTTATAAACAAGTAATATACCACATTGGTCGTTAGTTCCAGCTCTCGACGTATGTAATTATAAAAATCCAAAATCAGACAAGGTACATAGAACAACAAATGCACGAAAAATCCACCCCAACCTTCCTGTGTTTTTAAATAACTGCTATAAAAATAAAACACGATTGCTAATCCGATTAGGATACCCAATGAGATTATGCCTGTTAATGCGTAATTAGCCAAAGTGAATGCTGTATCATTTATACTCGCGTAAAAATAAAACACGGTTCCAAATAGTGCTACTATTGTCCCTATTACTACTCCAATATAATATGTGTTATTTAACGTCTGTTTTCCTAAAAAAACCGTAGGGATTAATACTAGCAATCCTATCACTAATGGAAATAAATAATTCATATAATTACTGGTTAATGTACTGGGATCTTCAGCTGACCGCATTAATGTTACTACAAAGTACACTAGAAAACCGAGCGTTAATATGTATTTCAATACACCGGTCATATCTGTAGTATTTAGATTTGCTATTCCATTTAAACTTTCCATATTTATTATTTATTATACATTATACTTACAATAAATATTATTCGGATTCCTATTACAAGTTCTCCATGGTTGTCTTTTTTCCGTGACATTCACGACATAAAGCAACTAAATTATCTACATGGTTACTTCCGCCATATTCTAATCTTACCACATGATCTACTTCAAACCAAGCGGTTAATTGGTTTTGACAATCGCCACATTTCCAATTTTGTCGTGATGCTACGAACTTCTTTTTCGTTTCACTAACAGAACGCTTTGTTGATTTTTTACCAGAATTCATGATTCTATCTTCCGATATTTGGGATGGATTCGATAAAGGCATGATTGGGTGATTATCATTTCCCGAAACAAACCCCTGTTTTGAAGTGAAATCCAGTATGGGGGAAATTATGTTCGACGCATTCTTATCAATGGGTAAATATTTAATATAATCCCCAGATGTAGATACTATCTCGCGCGCACGTAATGGATTTTTCTTTATTAAAATATAAAACATCAACGCACCGAAAGCGATTCCTGCCATCTGATAATATTTTTTCCATGATAATAATAAAGTCATATACTTACCATCAGTGTAAATGTTTGCCATGCAAAACCCGGCTACTAATAATATTACTAACTCAAATCTCATTTTTATTCTTATATTATCTATACACATTTTCAATCGGTTTATTCATAGTATACATAAATCAAAAACACACATATCAATATTAGTGCTAAATGGATATAATGTTTATTCAAATTTAATTTACTGCTTATATACACTGGTTTTGGTAAATACTCATTACGATATTTTTCAAGAGCCCGTGGTAATGATATTTCCTCTTTTCCTAATAATACATTGAATTTGTTGTGGATAAAATGGACCCATCTCACAAACGAGTCGCGATTGTCTAAATACGGAGATACTGGATACTTATCCAACATTTCACTAAACTTGTTTCCCATTTCCTCAATAGGTATAAATAGTGGCACATTCTGAATAAAATCATAATACTTCTTCTTGGTTACATCATTTGGGGTTTTGGGATAAGACTCCGCTACTGTATGTAAAAAAAACCAATAATGAGGTCCCCATACTTCCGGATGAAATATCATTTTGTATACACGTTAGTAATATTTATTTTTTACAACTACCACGTATGTGGGTTTTCTATAAAATTGAATGACGAATCCACTGAATACTTTATTGTATCAAACAAAGAAAATCGTGAGGAGAACACAATGATTGCTATTACCCAGGAGAATATTCGGGAGGCGGTTAAGGAATGGTGTAGGTCTCCAGTAAAAGCAAAGGAAAAGTATGGAGACATCAGTAAATGGGATGTTTCCAAGGTGACCAATATGAATGGTATGTTCTCTTATGCTTCGTCATTCAATGGAGACCTTAGTAACTGGAACGTTTCCAAGGTGACCGATATGTGTTGTATGTTCAAGGAAGCTGAGTCATTCAATGGAGACCTTAGTAAATGGGACGTTTCCAACGTTACCGATATGCATTGTATGTTCTCTCATACTAAGTCATTCAATGGAGACATCAGTAAATGGGACGTTTCCAAGGTGACCAATATGAATAGTATGTTCTATGAAGCTAACTCATTCAATGGAGACATCAGTAAATGGGACGTTTCCAACGTGACCGATATGAATAAGATGTTCTATCATGTTTATGCTTCGTCATTCAATGGAGACCTTAGTAACTGGAACGTTTCCAACGTGACCGATATGCGTTGTATGTTCTATTCTGCTAATTCATTCAATGGAGACATCAGTAACTGGGACGTTTCCAACGTGACCAATATGAGTTATATGTTCCGTCGTGCTTCGTCATTCAATGGAGACCTTAGTAAATGGGACGTTTCCAACGTGACCAATATGCATAATATGTTCTGGCAGGCTAAGTCATTCAATGGAGACATCAGTAACTGGGACGTTTCCAACGTGACCGATATGAGTAATATGTTCTGGCAGGCTAAGTCATTCAATGGAGACCTTAGTAACTGGAACGTTTCCAACGTGACCAATATGCGTAGTATGTTCTATGATGCTAACTCATTCAATGGAGACCTTAGTAACTGGGACGTTTCCAAGGTGACCGATATGAGTTATATGTTCTATTCTGCTAATTCATTCAATGGAGACATCAGTAAATGGGACGTTTCCAACGTGACCGATATGAATGAGATGTTCGCGCGTGCTTACTCATTCAATGGAGACATCAGTAACTGGAACGTTTCCAAGGTGACCGATATGGATGAGATGTTCTCTTATGCTTACTCATTCAATGGAGACATCAGTAAATGGGACGTTTCCAAGGTGACCAATATGGAAGGTATGTTCCGTTCTGCTAAGTCATTCAATGGAGACCTTAGTAAATGGGACGTTTCCAACGTCAAATATATGAGTGGTATGTTCTCTAAAGCTAATTCATTCAATGGAGACATCAGTAAATGGGACGTTTCCAACGTCAAATATATGTATTATATGTTCTGGGAGGCTAAGTCATACAAAGGAGACAATGAGGGCACTCTTATCAAGAAAGCCAAGAACTGGAACCGAAGAAAGAATGCGCTCATAGCACTACAAGATGTAAAAACCAGCCGTGTTTTGTCGTTGCTTGACCTAAAAAGATATATTGTTTCATACTTATAATATACATTCAAAGGAGGGGGTCCAATAAAACCACTAAAAGAAAACGTAACGTTTTTTTACAACTACCACGTATGTGGGTTTTCTATAAAATTGAATGACGAATCCACTGAATACTTTATTGTATCAAACAAAGAAAATCGTGAGGAGAACACAATGATTGCTATTACCCAGGAGAATATTCGGGAGGCGGTTAAGGAATGGTGTAGGTCTCCAATGGAAGCAACGGAAAAGTATGGAGCCATCAGTAACTGGGACGTTTCCAAGGTGACCGATATGAATCGTATGTTCATGTGGGCTGAGTCATTCAATGGAAACCTTAGTAAATGGGACGTTTCCAACGTTACCGATATGAATGGTATGTTCTGGGAGGCTAAGTCATTCAATGGAGACATCAGTAACTGGGACGTTTCCAACGTGACCGATATGAATAATATGTTCGGTTCTTTCGGTTCTGCTAATTCATTCAATGGAGACCTTAGTAAATGGGACGTTTCCAAGGTGACCGATATGAATAATATGTTCGGTTCTGCTAATTCATTCAATGGAGACATCAGTAACTGGGACGTTTCCAAGGTGACCAATATGCGTAGTATGTTCTCTTTTGCTAATTCATTCAATGGAGACATCAGTAACTGGGACGTTTCCAAGGTGACCAATATGAATGAGATGTTCTATTCTGCTGTCTCATTCAATGGAGACATCAGTAACTGGGACGTTTCCAAGGTGACCAATATGAGTAGTATGTTCTGGCGTGCTGACTCATTCAATGGAGACATCAGTAGGTGGGACGTTTCCAAGGTGACCAATATGCATAATATGTTCTGGCGTGCTGACTCATTCAATGGAGACCTTAGTAACTGGGACGTTTCCAATGTCAAATATATGGAAGGTATGTTCGATGGTGCTGTCTCATACAAAGGAGACAATATTAACACTCTTATCAAGAAAGCCGCGAACTGGAACCGAAGAAAGAATGCGCTCATAGCACTACAAGATGTAAAAACCAGCCGTGTTTTGTCGTTGCTTGACCTAAAAAGATATATCGTTTCATACTTATAATATATACATTCAAAGGAGGGGGTCCAATAAAACCACTAAAAGAAAACGTAACGTTTTTTTACAACTACAACTATTTTGTAAAAAGGGTGTAAAGATTACTTTGCATAGAACAATAGATATATGGCAGATAACTATTGTAATAATTGTGGAAAACACGGACATAACTATAATCAATGCAAATTACCAATAACCAGTTTAGGATGCGTTACATTCCGCGTTCGGGACAATAAAATAGAATATTTAATGATACGCAGGAAAGATACTCTAGGATTTATAGATTTTATGCGCGGGAAATATACATTGTCTAATAAGGACTATATTATGAATATGCTTACTCAAATGACCACTGAGGAAAAGAACAAACTAAATACATGGACGTTCGACCAAATATGGAATGATATATGGGGTACGGTTAGTATAATAAATCAGTATAAAAACGAAGAAAATGCGTCCAGAAATAAGTTTATTCAATTAAAAACCGGCATTCAATACAAAAACAAACGCTTTTCTTTAAGTGACATGATTACAGAAAGCAATCATACTACTATATGGAATGAACCTGAATGGGGATTTCCAAAGGGAAGACGCAATTATGGAGAATCTGATTTAGATTGTGCTTTAAGAGAATTTAACGAAGAAACTGGAATTAACAAGAAACATGTCAAACTAATCGATAACGTATTCCCATTTGAAGAGATTTTTACAGGGTCAAATTACAAATCCTACAAACATAGATATTTCATTACGTATATGAACTGTAAAGAAGCTACAAACATGAATAAATATGAAGTCTCTGAAGTTAGTAAAATGGAATGGAAAACATACGAAAACTGCATGACATCGATTCGTAAATATAATTTAGAAAAACAATCTATGCTTTCAAAAATACACAATATGCTTTCAAAGTATAGTATGACTTGCTATTGTTAAAATATACACCTTTTTATCTATACATATTTTAATATAGATAAAGTCTCACCAACTTATGAATAACACCGAAAAGAATAAGTCTACTCCTAAAAATATCACTCGCAGAAAATGTCCTAAGGGGGAACGTTGGAATAAGGAACAAAATAAATGTTTGCCACGTGTTATAAATAATCCAGTAATTAAGAATATTAATAGTAACTGTTCTAAAATGTACGAACCTAGTACACCTCAAGAGATACAGAGAATGACAGAGTTGACCGAACAAGTAACCCTACGTAACTTATCCACAAAAGATTTGAGAAATAAGGTATCTGACCTAATTGGAGAAGAGCGAGGAATTCATAAAAACCAAATATTAGGAGCACGAATGACCGACGAATTAATACGGTTGATTATATGCTTAGAAACCAACAAAAATAGAAAGCCGGAAGTCGAACCAGATGTCGAACCGGAAGTTGAACCGGAAGTCGAACCGGAAGTCGAACCGGAAGTTGAACCGGAAGTTGAACCGGAAGTCGAACCGGAAGTTGAACCGGAAGTTGAACCGGAAGTTGAACCGGAAGTTGAACCGGAAGTTGAACCGGAAGTTGAACCAAAACAAATAAGTGATATTGATTTAGATGAGGATACACAAATGCTACAAAATAGAATTGGTGCCGAGCCAAGTGATACTGATTCTAAAGAATACAATCAATACCTATCTAATAAAGAAAGACTTGAATACAATGAAAACGAAACCAACAACTCCTACGATTTCCTCTATCCACATTTAAATGACCCAAATTTCAATACCAAAATCGCATTACGTAAAGAGTTTAACGATACTCGGTTCGATGGCAAAATCAGAGACATTAAAAAACAAGCAGAACTCTTATGTAAATCCGACTTTGAATTACTTCCACATCAAATGTTCGTCAAAAATTTCCTTTCACTACAAACGCCATATAACTCTCTTTTGTTATATCATGGTCTTGGGACTGGTAAAACCTGTAGTGCGATAGGTATTGCAGAAGAAATGCGACTTTTTATGAAACAGGTGGGTGTTAAACAAAAAATATTAATAGTTGCATCTCCCAACGTTCAAAACAACTTTCGCCTCCAACTGTTTGATGAAAGGAAGTTAAAACTAGACGGAGAACAATGGAATCTAAACACGTGTGTGGGAAACTCATTGTTAAAGGAAATCAATCCGACGAATTTAAAGGGTATATCTAAAGATAAAATAATATTGCTAGTTAATTCCCTTATTACAAAATATTATTCCTTTGTGGGATACACTGAATTGTCACATTATATACAAAATAAAACCGTCCCACCTGATAATGTCAACTATACACCAGCTCAACGTAAGGAATACAAACTAAAAAGGATTCAAAAATACTTTGACAATCGTCTTATAATTATTGATGAAGTCCATAACATTCGCCAGGGAGACGATAATAAAGATAAGAAGAAAACATCCTCGTTGCTATTGAATATATGCAAATATACGAATAATCTCCGTCTTCTATTGCTGTCCGCAACCCCCATGTATAACAGCTACAAGGAAATAATATGGCTTACTAATTTGATGAATGCAAATGATAATCGTAGCACCATATCAGAAGTAGATATTTTCGATAAAAATGGTAATTTCGTTGAACCATCGCTAGACAATAATGGCAATGCTATAGAAGGGGGCAAAGAACTACTTATGCGTAAGCTAACTGGATACATTTCCTTCGTTCGGGGTGAGAATCCCTATTCATTTCCATATCGCGTATATCCCGAAACCTATGATAACACTCGGGCATTGGATATTGAAAACTATCCAACCAAACAGATGAATAACCGCGAAATCAAAGAACCATTAAAACACATTCCTATCTATACGAATACTATCGGCGATTATCAATTGAAAGGATATAACTACATTATTGATAATATTCGAAATATGACTACTGTAAAGACTCAAGATGACAACGATTCACCACAACAAATACCTACATTTGAGAACATGGAATCGTTTGGATATACCTACTTAGAAAGACCCTTACAATCCTTAGATATTGTATATCCTAACAAAGAACTTGATAAAATAAACAATGGAGAAACTTCTACCATGAATCAAGAAGACATTGTGAAGCGAATTGTTGGGAGAAATGGTCTTATGAATATTATGACCTATAAAACCACCGAACAGAGTCGTTATAATTTTCAATACAAACCGGAAACGATAGAGAACTATGGTCGTATATTTAGTCCTACAGTAATTCCTGCCTACAGTGGGAAAATAACTTCTATTTGTAACACCATTCTTCAATCCAAAGGTATTATTATCGTGTATTCTCAGTATATAGACGGCGGAGTCGTTCCAGTAGCTCTCGCATTAGAAGAATTGGGGTTTACTAGATATGGAAGTTCTGCTTCTACAAAACCCCTGTTTTCAGAACCTCCTACCGAACCGATTGATTCTTTATCCATGAAACCGAAATCACAATCAAAAGGCACATTTAAACAAGCAAAATATGTGATGATTACGGGGGATAAACTATTCTCACCGAACAATCTGGGTGATATTAAATACATTACTAATTCCGACAATAAAAATGGTGAAAATGTAAAGGTGATTCTTATTACAAAAGCCGCAGCTGAAGGGTTAGATTTCAAAAATATTCGTCAAGTACATATCATGGAACCTTGGTATAATATGAACCGTACAGAACAAATTATCGGTCGTGGAGTACGCAATCTAAGTCATTGTGATTTGCCGTTTGAAGAACGTAACGTTGAAATTTATTTACATGCTACCAATCCTATCTCCGAACAACAAGAAGAGCCGGCGGACCTATATGTATATCGATTCGCCGAAAAAAAGGCAGAATTAATAGGTAATGTTTCGCGTATTATGAAAGAGATATCCGTGGACTGTCAATTAAACATAGAACAAACGAATTTTACCATCGATAAACTAACACAAATGGTTCAAAATCAAAATATTATGATTCAACTACCCAGCAATCCTACTACTAAAATACCATTTGAGATTGGTGATAAACCATTTACTGCGGTTTGTGATTATATGGATAATTGCGATTATCAATGCTACCCTACAAACAATATTGAGAACAAAGACATCACGAACCACACATATAGTGAAGAGTATACGCGGATTGGGTTCTCTGCTATCATAAAAAGACTTCGAAGTTTATTCAAAGAACAGTTTTTTTACAAACGAAGTGATTTAATTAACTCTATCAATATCATCAAAAAATATCCAAAAGAACACATTGATTTCGCACTTACTCGTTTTGTTAATAATAAAAATGAAATTATTGTAGACAAATACGGTAGAAATGGATACCTAATTAACAAAGGACAATATTATATCTTTCAACCCATGGAAATCACCGATGATTATATTTCGTTAATTGAGAGGTCCATACCCGTTGCTTTCAAACCCAAATCTCTGGAGTTGGAATTACCTATTAAACAGAGCAGTCCAAAGCAAGAACTCGATATAGAACCTACATTATCCGATTACAAAACGACTATACAATCACTTACCGAAAACATTATTATCACCAAAACGACGAATACTATCAAATCAGGAGATAATAATTGGTATAAACATTATAGTAAAGTATATTCACTTATGATTGAGAACAAATTCAGCCAGAAACAATTGGAAAAATACGTTATACATCATTTCCTTGATTTACTGCCAATACAAGATAAAGTTACTATCGTTAATTACATATTCCAAGAAGATGTCGCTCTAACCGAAGACGAACAACTTATGAAGGCTTATTATCAAAACTACATTTCGAATCAAAATACGATTGTCTTGATTGATACTCTTAACAATAAACAACCCTTTCAAATATATACTTTAAATACTGAACGTATGCCTATATGGAATAGAGTTGAACCCGACGACCTTGTTAATTATAAACACGCATTGAAAGAATTCATGGTTACTACTTCCAATGTAAATTCGCAAATTTTCGGTTTCATTGACAAAGACACTAAAAAAAATATCATTTTCAAAACACGCACTGTTACAGACAAACAACGGAATATTAGCGGATTTAACTGTAATACCGCTGGTAAAAACGACATTATCAAGAAAATTAATGATTTACCAATTTCATTAGAGCTTAAATACGACAATATTAAAAAACAAGGCACATGTGTTATTTTTGAACTTATTTTCAGGAAACTAGATGAAGAACAATTTAACGGAAAACGCTGGTTTTTTGATACAGTCCTACGCAACAAAGGCATTGACACATTCATTGGGAAATCTCGTACATAATTACTTACTTCAATATATGAAAAATTGAAATTCCTATATTGAACCAAAACTACATAAAAGATAATATATTCTTATATTAGTAACTATGGATAAACAGCAAAAAACGCAAGGAGTGTATTCTCAGGAAATGCTTACTAAAAAGGTGTTTCTAACAATCGACCAGGTCGGTCAAAACATAAAACAAAATTTAGAACGAAGTATATCACATAGTATTGAAGGAAAATGCACCCAAGACGGTTATATCAAACCAAATTCAGTAAGGATAAATACATACTCTGCTGGTGTTGTCAATAATGAACGAATTGAATTTCAAACCGTATTTGAATGTATGACGTGCCATCCAGTAGAAGATATGATATTGGATTGTAAGGTGAAAACACTTACCAAGGCTGGAATACATGCCGAGGTTATTGATAATGAAGGAAACATGCCGGTTACTGTATTCATCGCAAGAGACCATCATTTCACAAACAAACAATTTGGGTCCATTGAAGAAAATCAGACGATTACCACGAAAATAGTTGGCATTCGATTTGAATTAAATGACCCGTTTATTTGTGCCATTGGTACATTAGATACTGGAACCAATAACAAGTAAAATTTGCGTGTATACTATTTACAAAAAGTTTATCTATATTTAGAAATTTCTATCCATTATGTATACTTCATACATAATGGTAAATTTTTTAATGTCAGGACGTGGAAACCGTCGTATTCCTACTATGAACGCTGCTGCTACTAAGGCTGCCGCTGAGAAGGCTGCCGCTGAGAAGGCTGCCGCTGAGAAGGCTGCCGCTGAGAAGGCTGCCGCTGAGAAGGCTGCCGCTGAGAAGGCTGCCGCTGAGAAGGCTGCCGCTGAGAAGGCTG